ATCAGCTTCACATCATCATAGACCCGGACTTAAAAGAGCGCGCGATTTGTTATCCTAAAAACGCCGAATTCATGATTAAGAAGCTTTATGAAAATAATCATGATTGGGGACCATACTTTAAAGATGCACTCGAGGACGAGTTGCATGACGTAGGACCGCGTGAACGGCCAATATATGAGAGAATCAGAGATTTCGCACGAGTTCGTGGTTTATATGGTAATATACCGCACATATTGAGCAAGCTCAAAGACATCATCGGCGACACCCCTTTAGCAAATCAACCAATAGATATACACCCCCTCATGAATCACATAGAAAATATGAACATGCCCGAGGGGAAATACATAGAAGCATGTGCACTCATGAAAAAGTTGTATGATTTAATAAAATAATCATGAACGCCCAATCCACCACATCCACCCACCGAAGAGCGATGCGATGAGAATGAGTAGATAGGCGAAGGGGTATTTCTTTTTCTCACTTGTCGGTGGTTTATCTGGAAGTTTCGCGACATTCTTGTTGAGTGTATCAATCTTTGAGCAGAGTTTTTCGAGTGCTTGGAGAATCTGTACGTTTTTATCGTTAGGTTTCTCCTTAACATCAATTGTCGTGATTTCTAAAATCATGTGCCACGATGCATCGGGTTGTAACAAGACGTAATCTCCATCATCTTGATATTCGTAGATTTTGAAATTCAATCTCTTCATGCTTATGGGGTTGAACAGCTGCGTGGAGCGTGGAAATGCTTTCCATTGTTTATCTCTTATGACGACACCATTCGACCCACTGAAATGTCTTTCGAGGGGCACGCGTGCGAGGATGAGTCCGTTTCTTTCATCGAGTAGTTGTGCCTTCTTGGGTATGTCTGGGCATATCACGTCGACAAACTTGGCGACGTTTGTGCTTAAGTTTGCGTTGTTTTCACCCACCTGTGTAAGATAGAAATCGACCATCTTAACACCTATGACTTTACCCATATCCTCCACGTGTGTGTTTGATTCTAATGTGAGGTCTACACTGAATATGTTATTCGTACCTTTGACGAAATTTGAATCTACAATAACATACTGAGTTTTCTGTGGTAAATCCCCCAGTGAAGTCATATCTGATATGAGGGTAGAAATTATTTAAAGATGGATTACGACTGGTACATGTTCACGCCTGCGGAGCATGAATACCTTCATTTCATGAAAACAAACAAACTCCCTTCGAGATTTAAACATCTCGTACCGCATCCTAAAAAGCGGGCAAAGAGACTTCAGAACATGCACATGGCTGGCTGGCGCGTGTACGGCGACAAATGTAACGAGCGCTCTGGTGTACACAGAAGATATTACAAATGCGTGGCTCGGTCATCAATCAGGTGTACTGCACGACGCGTCTTGGTGTATAAAAAGAATGGGGATATATTAGATGATATCATGCACCATCCACATGGATTTAATTGTCCTCATCACCCATGAAAGAGATGAGGTTGACGAAATCCAAAAAGTAGTCGAGCGTCGCTTGGACGACATCGCCTTTGTAATTTTTTTGTAGAATAGCATTTGTATCAGCGATGACGAAGAGTCCAAAGAGATACACGCCCACTTGAGACATTTTCTTGCCAGTAAACAATCGCATCACGATGAGGGCTATGAGTCCCATAGAAAGGAACACGTACATCGAGCTCAGGTCTAAGCCGGCGGCTGCACTGATGCCCCCCACGACAAGCATGGCGACGAACATGTTGAGTGCATCCTGGACTACTTCGGTAGTTGGTTTGTTTTGAGACATCAACGCCCCGGCGACTGCGGAGAACGTGGTGAGCATGAAGAAGCGCACACCCGGCGAAGCTTTGGCAAATGCGAGTGCGAGGATGAGACCGATGGATGCGATGAAGTAGAGGAGGGAGTTCCTACGAACTTGTTCTTCCACGAGGGGGTTCTTGGCGATAGAGAGTGCGATGGCGCATTGAAAAATGAGATTGATGAATACCTGTCCAAGGAAAGGGAGTTTGGGGTGCATTTAATGTATACTTCATAAAATAAATTAAAGGCGCGGAGTGTTAAAAACGTAATGTTTCTTTATATAAGAGCTTTTTCTAGAAAGTTCCCCGAAACCTTTGTCTATCGTTACGTCACCGGTACGGCCGAAGACATCTACAACATCGTGTTGGCGGTGGGTCGTGAGTTGTGGCGAGTGCCCTCGTACATGCGTGACCATTACAACGAGAGTGATTTGCCCCTGTACTGGAGAATGTTACCCAGTGGTTTGAAAAAGTTCATTTTGGATGTGGAACTCGAAAAAATATCTATGGAAAAATACAAAAAAAAGTGCTAGTGGTCAATCCGAATAATCTAATTAAGAATGTTTTTTCGCGGCATTCACTTGCATATATTTGAAGAGATATTTGTAACATGCATGTCAATAATATACGACGAGCCATGAGTATTGTGGACAAATATTCGCAACAAATGAAGGACCAAGATTATATTCATTTGTGCAATTCTCTTATGAGTGTGTATCAGACGCGCACTACGAGTGGAGAATTGCAGAAATTAAATAATCAGATAAACGCTTTAAACTTTCTTTTGACTCGAGCGAAGCATTACCCTTCTGTGACTGATGAACTAAGGGTTCAGGCTCTGTATGCATTTTGCACGCAAATCGGTATACAATATCACGTAGAAATTAGTCCCGGTGAAGTTGGCATACTTCCGAGTGAAATCGATGGATTTTACGAAGCGTACCGTAAATACAATAATACGACATCTAAAATAATGGTCCGCCGTATAAACGCGGAACTCATGGACCTCCAAGACATGCGCGATAGAATATATAGCTATATGTAATAAAAGTTTTTACCTGAGAATGGATACATTTGTCTTATGAATGCTATTAAGGTTCTTCATGAGCGTATGGTTTTTGATGATTCGGTTGACTCTGGTGATGAATATAGTTCTTATAGTAGTCGTGATAGACTTATCGATGCTATTATATATTTTAAAGGAGAGAAGTCAAAGTTGATGCGACAAAAGGCATACTACGATGACTTTAAGATATACAAAAAGTTGACAAAAAAGATTCGTGAGGAGTGTATTCGTTACATTGCTAAATCTTTGTATGGTGTTGTTTTACCTTATTTGACACCTAAATGTTTATATCGTGAGTGTGGTCATGAAGTGAGTTCTTCTGAATATATTTCATATCTTTCTTCACGTAATTTGAAGATGGTTCGATATAATCGTATATATAATGATGTTGTTTGTTATCTTGATGCTCGTCTTTTAGAATTTGAAAAATTATATTCGGACATGTGACATTGTAAAAAAAATCAGTCTTGTTGATAAAATATTTTTTTTAGTATTGATTGGAGAAACAAAAAAATAATTTTTCCAATGAATCAGAAGTGTTGTGAAAAAAAATCAGTCTCGTCGATACAAACAAACAAAAATATTTTTTTTTAGTATTGATTGAAGAAACAAAAAAATAAAAAATCTTCGGACATATGGTATTGTGAAAAAAAATCACTACTTTTCAAGTCTCGTCGAGAGTCATGTATAGTAATCACGAGTGGACACAAACAAATGAAAATATTTTTTTTTAGTATTGATTGGAGAAACAAAAAAATAATTTTTCCAATGAAACATAAGTGTTGCGAAAAAAAACATTACTTTTCAAGTCTCGTCGAGAGTCATGTATACAAACAAACAAAAATATTTTTTTTAGTATTGATTGGAGAAACAAAAAAATAATTTTTCCAATGAATCATAAGTGTTGTGAAAAAAAATCTTCGGACATATGGTATTGTGAAAAAAAAACATTACTTTTCAAGTCTCGTCGAGAGTCATATATAGTAATCATGAGTGAACACAAACAAATGAAAATATTTTTTTTTAGTATTGATTGAAGAAACAAAAAAATAATTTTTCCAATGAATCATAAGTGTTGTGAAAAAAAATCACTACTTTTCAAGTCTCGTCGAGAGTCATATATAGTAATCATGAGTGAACACAAACAAACAAAAATATTTTTTTTTAGTATTGATTGAAGAAACAAAAAAATAATTTTTCAGTGAATCATAAGTGTTGTCAAAAAAATCACTACTTTTCAAGTCTCGTCGAGAGTCATGTATAGTAATCACGAGTGAACACAAACAAATGAAAATATTTTTTTTTAGTATTGGTATGAGAAACAAAAAAATAATTTTTCCAATGAAACATAAGTGTTGTGAAAAAAAATCACTACTTTTCAAGTCTCGTCGAGAGTCATGTATACAAACAAACAAAAATATTTTTTTTTAGTATTGGTATGAGAAACAAAAAAATAATTTTTCCAATGAAACATAAAACTTTTTTAAATTTCACCTCGAGTTGTGAGTTATGGTATGGATTACGTGAGTATGTACTCTACAACTATCATCTATTGTATAGAATGTATTGATATTAATATACCTGATACTTATGTTGGGCACACGACAAACTTTATTCAACGACATGCAGACCATAAGGATTGTGTGAATACATCTGGAAGAAAGTTATATAGTTTTATCCGTGCTCATGGTGGATGGTCTAATTGGTGTATGAAACCCCTGTCGCGTGTATCGTGTCGTAATAAAGGCGATGCGTGTTTGGAAGAATTATATTGGTACATCAAAATGAAAGCAACACTAAATAAAGTCATACCTGGTATAAATTATTACATGAGAGCTATGAAAAGTGCTAAGCTTTACGAGAAGCGGAAGATTATCCTAGATAGAATCAATGAACTCTAGATTGTGCCTATGTGTTTCCGCGATGCTCGTCAAATTGTATATGTTTTCTTCGGAGTTTGTGATGTGCCTAGGGGTTTCCGCGAGACGAGATGGGGACCATCAAATTGAACACGATATATTTCATCAAAGTTCCAACAAGTTGTATAGAATTTGCTCGAAGTTTGTGATGTGCCTAGGGGTGTCCGCGAGACGAGCTAATGACCATCAAATGTAAGACAAAATACCATACATACTGTTTGCCCATAGAGTGGGAATTAGGGCGGAAAAAGTTTACGTAAGGTTTCCAGTAGGCCTTGTGCTTCAGCCCCGTCAGAAAGGGGGGCCTGGACCCTAAGAAAAACCCCAGGCCGTGATTTTTTTT